TTAGGCATACTCCCCATTAATACATTTGAAAGACGTTATCGGACATCCACTCTTGTCCGCTAGAGAGATAGATTAGACCACCTGACTTTCAGTTCTTAGCAATTTTATACACCAAGGCTGTACCAAGAACAACATTCAAGATTTTTGAGTTACGGTTCTCTTGTTGTGCTTTCCTGATTATTTCTTTCTGCTGATTTAAGTATATCTCTGCTTTCTCTAATGATATTCTTTGCTGCAAGAGAAGATTCTCTTGTTCTTTCAACGAGTTCTGTGCTTCGGTCAATAGCCGTCTCTGCTCCTCTAGTTGCTTCAAGGCTTCTATTAACGCTTGTTGTGATTCTGTCGTTGACATCTTGGCTACGTTCAATTGTTTCTGTAATTCGTTGATTGTACTTAACTGATTGTCGATTGTACTCTCGAGCATGTCGAAGTTCTTCATCAGCGTGTTGTATTGGTCTCGTGTCAATACGACTTGTTCTGTCGGTGTAGAGCCATACACAGGCGAAAACAATGGCAATACCAATAGCAATACACCAGATACGATTGACAATCCATATGTTTTTAAGCTTTTCATTCATCGTGTCTCCATTTGTGGTTCTAATGTACCACGTTCGTATTCAATATTCTCCAGCATGTCAATCTTTTGTTGTAATATTGTGCGTTCTTGTTTGGTAATCTGTAGTTGTATTTGTGTTTGATGCAGTTGTTGTTCCGTATGTCGTAACTGTTGTTCATGCTCGTGGATACCACTAAACAACAGATACACACATACGAATAACCCCATTAGACAGACACTAAAGACAGCACCAATGGTTCTCCATATGCATGGTTCTTTCATGTGTATCTTCACTAGATATCATACCCCCATTCGTTCTTGGCGATAAATCGTGCGTTGCCACGAATGTTTTCTCCGCCAGACCACTCAGGGTCTCCTTGATGTAAAACCCATAAATCCCAACGGTCACAATTTGACTCTGGACCGTAAGTATTGTTTGGATATCCAGTATAGTCAAGATAATACAAGTCCATACCGTCTTTGTTGTCTGCGGCTTCTGCGTGTGTCATCACGTGCTGTATGTCCAATGGAATACCCATTTGTACACACAATAGTGCTACCACATAGGACATCGCATAGATTTGTGCTTCAGTTGGTGGTTGTGTACCCATATTGTAAATACCTGTGGCATCAAAACAACCGTTCATACAAATGGCGATGGAGCGACCGTTTCTCATATATGTATGGTCTCGATGTTCAGTCAATTCGTATACATCGGTAAACCAACGACCCTGGTCGTCAATACATATGTGATAGCTGTCGGTATGGCTTTGGTTGTATCTTCCAGCCGACCAATGCAAGTATATATGGTCGATTTGACCAACGGCTTTTGTCGCCATCTGCATTAATTCTTCTTTTTCGATTTGTCTCATTTTATATCACCTGCCCCCATTGGTTGTTTCGTGTGTGCTTTTGCATCTAGTTCATCTGATTCCCCATTACCGTCTGAATCAATTAGTGCGACACCATAAGCCAGCACTCCAGCAACAGTTTGAGTCGAGAATATAACAGCCACAAATTGGCGTAATTCGGTCAACAACGCAAGCAAAATACTCACGTTGAGACCAATGTGCATGGCATATATTGAATACAGCCATACGATTAAATACATAAATATTGGAACGAAAGATGTTGTAATTACAAACTTTACAAATTGTAGCGATTGGATTTTCACGTGAGCTGTTTTTACACGGTTGTAATAATCTTTAAGTTGTTGAAACATAAATTACCTCCGTGTGTACTCTTCCAAGGTGTCAATCCGTTGACTTATATGTTTGATATCACTTTCCATTCCACTTAATTTGATAGACATGTTATAGCGGTCTATACGACCTGTTTCAATATCCTTTAGGATTGCAGCAATAGTTGTGCTTAGGTTGTCAATTGAGACTTTTAACGGCGATATAATCATGACTTTAAAAACAAAGCCAATGAAACTGCCGACAAACACAAGTATGCCACATATCAAGGAAATCATTGTTAATAACTCCATTGGTATCTCCCTGGTAAAAGACAAAGGGGTCTTTGGTAGACCCCAATGGTTAAAACATTTGTTGTTATTGTGCAGAAACCCAAGTTTTAGTCGCTTTGTCGAACTTCTTAGTTTTGTCTTGGTTGTAGATAATTGCTTTAAATGTACCGTCAGAATATTCACTTAATACATCAATAGCGGAAGAATCATTAATAACCATTGTTTGTAAGCTATTTCCGAACAAATTATCAAACTTATTGCTTTGTGATAGAATATACGATGGAAGTTCTAGCTCTTCTAGTTCACGACACATAAGAAAGGCATTAGATGCAATAGTCGTTGCTTTAGGTAATTTAATTTTTAGTGTGTATGGGTGGAACGCTTGTTCACCAACGGATGTTACTTCTGGGAAGTAATATTCTGTTGTACCATTATATCTAGCAAATTCATAATCACTAATTGATGTTTTTACACCAACAGAACCTTGTATTGTAGACTCTGATACTTTTTCTTTCAACATATTGTAATATTCAAAAGTTATACTGTCAGAACCAAATGGTGTTTTTAATTGGAATAATACCGTACCATCTTGTGAGAATTCTATACGTTCATTTGATGGTGCATTTTGAATACCAACCCAATAATGTGGTTCACCACGCATAGAGATATATAGTTGATTTGGCATAGGTACGTCATACTCAAATTCTCTAGCTTGTTTTTTCGCTAAGTCGCCTAGTCCTGCTAAGAAGCCATTTACTACACCTACTACGTCTTTAGAAGCACAATATACATTATTTCTCATAAGTGTTTCGTATGCCTGAGTGACATCAATGCTTGCTTTAAGACTTTCAAGCCATTCACGTTCTGTACCAACAAAACCGTTCTTAACAGCAGTTAAGTAAGCACTATCGCCGTCTTTACCAGCATCACCCTTAATATTAGGCATATTTACATTTAATTGAATTGGGTCAACAATAGACACTTTTACTGGATTGTTGTCAGCCATTGTTTTTCTCCTGTGATTAAATATGTGATTAAATAAATCAATGCATTGAAATATCATGAATAATCTGTATGTTACCCATGATTAATTTATATGACTTCTCATTCATTTTTAAAAACAAGTCGTATTTTGCCTTCGTGATACGCTTGTCAATCGTCTGTGTTATTTCGTATGGTATCTGCACAAGAACACCCTCTGGTTTTATTGTACATACGGCTTCACACAAAAGATTATCTCTGCCATCCCTTAGCTTAAAAACCGCAGATGCATGCTCGGTGTCCAACGTCCGATTTTCTATTGTGTACATGCGTTCCCAGTTCGCACCCACATGTAGAAACTCATCTTCATTGCGGACGTAATCATTCATATGTTCACCTGCTTTCGTGTTAAGACAACGGTAATCCACCCAGATATTGTATTCTCAGCGGTGGTATCATCAGTTCGACAATAAGCGATACCACTTGAGTTAATACCAACAGAATAATTTCTACCGATAAACATCGGATTCTTTGGTTTTTCAACCACAGCACCAACATTCGGTGAATTGAATGTGCCATCAGCCATTTGGAATGATACAATCGTTGCATCATACGATTTCATGGGGTATTCGTCTGTAAAGACGTTATCCCCATGTTTAATACGGAAGATTAATGCCTGAGAAGAACCATCCTTGGATGGTTCTATAGGATTAATCTTAGGCTGTTCAATCTCATAGGGTTTAATCTGACCGTTCACCAGCTGTATCTCCCATATGTTGTAAAATTCATCAGTTTCAATAGCGGTTGTTCCCTCGATTGATACAGTAATCGGTGAAGAACATACGCATAAACCTGTGTTGTTATCAAATATATAGAACATATATTTTAACCTTTCTTCCCAATGACGAGAACATATAATACACCAAGATTTAAGTACTCATAGTATTCATAACCATCATTGCCATTAGGTTCCCTTTGTGTCCACCACTCTTGACAAATTGCTTTACGACCATTTAATCCAACCTTACTCTCCGCTCGATGGTTATCGCCATTTTTAACACCCCATGGGTCTTGAGAGTGCAAATAAATCGTGCAGTTTTCATTAGTTATTTTTGATGCAATCCTGTTCCATGTATCGTTACCACGTCTTTGCCTTTTAGCTTTAGAGCCGTGTTCTGTCATTTTATACCCAATCGGAACAAATATACACTCGTTTACACTATAGTTCCCAATCGGTGGACAATCTTGACCGTGAGCCACAGTTAAAACCGCATAGTCAATATTCTTAACTTTAAAACCTGCGTTAAAAATAGAGTCAGCACTAATGGTGGAAGCCACAATATTTGCACCACGGATATTACCATTAGGGTCAACCGAGAATGTGCCACTTTCGTTTTTAATGGTTGTACTTGTGATTGTACCGCTTCTGACATCACCAAGGTTTGCACTCAAGGCAGCCAATGTATCAGTCTTAATTTTGTCCGCAGTAACAGCATTGGCTTGCAACATCTTGTTTGTAATAATATTGTCGTCAAATTGTGATTGACCAGTGACATGCAATAGTTTTCCATCAATGCGTACACCACCGCTTGATAAATTAATTCGTGACAATATAGTATTACCATCTAATTTGCCGACTTTCTCCTCAACACGCAAGTCAATCCCATTTTCAAGCTGTGTGATACGACTTTGGATGTTATTCTCTAAGTCTTGAACCTTTTGTGTCCAAGCTCCAGCAATAGATTCGACATCTGCATCTAACTGTTGTATTCTATTTTCCATTCCTTGGAGTCCAAGAGCTTCTTTATCAATCAGTTCTTTTGGTATTGTCGCTTTGATTTCAACCATTTGTTGTGGGGAGAACTCCCCTAGACCAAAGTAATCCTCAAATGCAACTGATACGTTAAACAAACCAGCACTTTCGTTATATACAAACAGCGTATCTTTAGTTTTATAATCTTGATTGTCAATACGTATCACCGCAGTACAAGACTTTGGTATTGAGCCGTATGTGACTCTAAAGGATTGTATAAAAGTTTTAATACTTACAGTAGGAGCCGTTGGTTTTGGTAGATTGTATCCATACTTGGTTGGTGAGCTGTAGATGTCCTCAGAGTTGACCGCATAGACCCATACAGTACCACTACGACCAATTCTTGATAAATCAATTTCACCGCTAGGTTCGGAAGTTAGCAATAAGAGATTGTTATCGGTCAAGGATTCAGAAGAACGTACCTCATATCTATCGATGTCAGCAGTCGTCACACGATTCCAGCTTATGGTTGCGACATCTGTAAATCGAATATTCACATTCGTTGGTGCAGATGGATTACCAATCTTTGGCACGATAACGTGTGTATACGTACTCATGGATTCTTCATGTGGTAAATCTTTAGAGTCATATGGTATAATACGGAAGTTCACCTTATCGTTTTTCTGTAGACCAATCACAGGCATGACACCATGAGTTGCACCATAGACTCGCCATGGGCTGAGAGCACCATTATGTTCAACTTGAACAGATACCATAGCATAATTGTAGTTGACGTCATCAGGTTCGGTAAACGATAATACAACATCATATGTCGGTACACCGTTGACACGTTGGCGATAAACCTGTTCAACTTTGATGTTCTCAACGGATTTTACGGTGTCAGGCAACAACTGAATGTCTTTCGTATTATTCCCTGTTGGAGCAAATACTTTTAATGATGCACCAAATGTATCGTCATAGATTGACGGATTGTACTGCTTAGCAGAGATTTCATACGTACCATCTTCTTCTTTGATTTCAACAATACGTGCTTGTTGATTTTCAAACAAGGTTTGTTTCTCGCCGTTTTCATCAATGTATGTTTTAGATATCGTAACGACATCCCCAGCTTCTAAATGAGAAGCCATAAGACCAGTCTTAAATGTAACCGTAATAGGACACAAACGAACAATATCTCGTGCAATCTTCCCAAGTCGTAAACATTGGGTTTGTCTGCGGACACCCTTGAATTCAATATCTTGTTCCACAGGGCGACCAATGCCAATTGGCGGAGGTAGTTGATTTGTGGCATCTTCAACAATTAATTTAACCGCAGTATAATCCAATGCAGGCTCAACATAAGTCAGATTGAATTTATTTGGAGATTGCTCAATCGATGCACCCTTGTATGATAACGTATTTTCAACGATATTATCATCATTAAATGCATACACGGGTGTTTCTAATCGTTCACACCTTAGTTTGATTTGATTGTTTGAAAACACAACAAACCCAAGGAATGAATTTAAGATTGACTGAATGTTTTCTAGGTGGCTCTTAGTCTCGTTTAATACTAAGTCTAACTCATAGCGTTTTTCGCTCTTGGTAACGCCATATGGGTCATTATATGTAATCACTTCGTCACAATAGTTAGCAACATCAGTAAAGGACTCCATATCAAGCATTTCAGGCGTGATATATTGACCAGCACCATAAACATCATTTGTTAAATAATCATATAAACAAACAGCAGGGTTCTTAGAAAATTTAGTCTCCTTGGTACGCCAATCGTACACCTTGCGACCCCTCACAATAGCAGTAATCGTTGGATTACCAGCACCCATCTTATCGGTGTAACGCAAGTCTGCA